GTGTAGTCGTAGTCCTTGATCAGCGGCGTGCCGTCGGACTTCGCCACCTGCACCGGCGAGGAGTAGATGTAGCGGGCGTCCGTGATCTGACAGACCGTGTTGCCGGACACGGGCACCTGCAGGATCTCCGACCGAGTCCGCGAGGAGCCGACGACGGACACCGCGTAGCAGTCGGCGTCGTCCAGAGCCACGCCCCGGTACATCTGCTCCGTACCGGCCAGCGACCGGAACACGGTCGACTTCCAGCGCGTCCGCAGCTCCGAGTCGGTCTCCCGGGACATGCCGCCGGTGAGGGCGGCCGTGTTGGTCACCGTGTTGACGCCCTGGATCGGGGAGGTGATCAGGGTCGCCATTCCGGCGCCCAGGTTGCCCTCTGGCCCGGCCGTCACGGCCTGGACCGGCACCGTGACCGAGGACGCGCCCGGCATGAGCGTGCCGCCGACCACCGTGGTGACCACAATCGAGGAGTCCGACGAGGACGCGACCTCCGTGCCGACGGGGATGAACACCGTCGGGGTCAGGTCGCCTGTGCGGGAGAACGTCACCGTACCGACCGAGCGCCGGGCCGCGATCCGCGCGATGCCGAACAGCTGGCAGAAAGAGTCCAGGTCGGCGTCCGTCTTGCTGTCGATGTCGTACGCGTACGACAGCAGGTGGTTCTCGACGTACGCGTCCGCCAGCGACGCCCCGACCGCGTCCAGGATCTTCCGCGCCGGGGTGCCGATGGACGTGTCCAGCTCCGGGTCGGAGACCAGCAGCGCATCCCGCATCTGCGAGACGATGTCGTCCCTGGAAACACCCATGCGGCGCCCTCCTTCTCGTCACCCCTTGAGGGCGAGAGGGAGGGGCCGCACAGCAAAAGTCAGGTGCTCACCGTCCGCAGCACCCGGACCGTGCCGCCAGACTGGGTCTTCAGCGCGATCGTCACCTTGATCGTGTCGTACTGGATGTCTGTGCTGATGGACTGCACCGACTGGACCACGTCCTGGAAGCTGAACCGGCTCCGGGAGCCTGACAGGGCGTCGGCTGCGATCTGAGCCTGCTGGCCGTCCACATACTGCTGGACCACCCGCACGACCTCGGCGCGCACCAGCAGCTCCAGCTCCGGCGTCAGCGGCTCACCGATGTGCGCGGCCAGCACCGACCCGAACTGCGGGTGATAGGTGTCGTGCCCGTACGGCTCGGCGAGCGCGAGCGCCAGGTCCTGCCGGATGCGGGCCGCGCCGGTCAACGTCCGGTAGCCGCCCTCACCCAGCACCAGGTCCCCTCCAACGAGCGCCAGCGTCTTCATGAGCCACCTCCTCACCCCTTGGTGCGGGCACGAGTTGCCGGAACACGGCCAATCACGGAGAAACGAGGGCTGCGGATGGGGCAAGATGGGGCCCGACAACCCGCCTAGGAGTTGAAAACATGTCCAACTGGAGACACAAGCCGAAGGACGAGCGCGAACTACTCAAGCTCATGGCCCCGGTCAAGGCCATCGTGCGGTGGATCAAATCGCGTCGAGGCTTCGTTATCGGAGTCGGCATTCTGAAGGGTGGCACCGGGAAGAGCACTACCGCGCTCTACCTGGCTCTTTACTTCGCCATCGTGCTGGACCTCGATGTCGCCGTCGTCGACACCGACGACAACTCGCAGTCCCTGTCCCGATGGGTTGCCACGCACGAGGCAATCGGCAACAAGATCCCCTTCACGCTGATCCAGCACCCCGCCAGGGGCGCGGACGCGATCTCGCTCAAGAAGCGCCTGCGGTCGCTTGAGGGCAAGCATGACGTTGTCATCGTCGATCTCGGTGGAGGCGACAAGGAGACCTTCATCGAGTTGTGCGCGCGGGCCCGCCTCCTGCTCATGCCCAGCGCTCCGTCCGGCTGGGAGACCGACCGCATCCAGGCCACGTTGCAGACTGCCGCCAGCGCGGCGGTCCTCAACGCCGAGGGACTTGATGTGTACAACTTCTTCGTGAAGGGCGACTTCAGTACGACCCTGTGCGATGAAGAGAGGGAGGCCATGAGTGTCGACCTCATTGACGAGGACGAGGACTTCGTCCTCCCGCCCTTCCTTGACCCCTACTTTGACATCAGCAAGGCCCCGCACCACGTCCGTTCCTGGACTGTCATGCCCAAGCGAGGCGACCTTGAGGAATGGGGTCAGCTGATCCGTCACGCCATGCTTGGCATCATCGAGGAGGACGCTGCATGACCACGAAGGACGAGACCACGACGCGCCGTCCTGCCAAGTTCGGAGGTCGAGGGGCCGCCGCTGCCGCCGCCCGCAAGGCGGTCGCCGCAAAAGAGAAGCCCGTGGCCCGTCGCGGCGAGGAGGATGACCTCGGGGCCGCTGCAGCAGCCGCAGCGAGCGCTCCGGCCGAGGAGCCCCAGGTGCCGCACCAGGTTGCCTCGACGCCCCTCGAAGGGATCGTGCACCGTCCGGAACCCGACGACCCCTTCCAGTACGTTCCCGCGCCGGACGACGCCAGCGACCTGCAGCACCTCGCCCACGCGGAACGTCAGATCCGCAAGATCGGCGAAGCGGCGGGCAACTACTTCGCCGCGATCGAGACCAACTACTGGACCCTCACCGGCCGCTGGTTCGCCGAGGTCCAGGACAAGGGCAGCTACAAGGCGGGCGGCCACAAGTCCGTCGACAAGTTCGCCAAGGCGATCGGCATCGAACGGCACACCTACTACCGCGCGATCCGGCACCACGTCGTCTACACGGCGCTCGCGGATCGGGTGACCACTCCGCTGGCCCAGCTGGTCGTCGAGCAGCTCTACGCGCTGGGCAAGGACGACCACGACCTCCTCCGGGCCAAGTACGACGAGCTGGCGGCGGAAGGGCCGGTGACCGTCTCTGCGGTGAAGAACCTCCGTCGCCTCATGGACGCGAGCGTTGCAGCCGCGCAGGAGCCGAAGGCGATCGGGGCTCGCCAGCCGCGCCCTGTCGATGTCCGTCTGAAGGAGGCTCGGGCCGCAGGAAAGATCGACCTGGGGCTCCTCAAGGAGCTGGTCACGGTCGACCGGGAGTCTGCCCAGGAGTACGTCGATGACATGAAGCAGAGGCTGGTCGAGGCCGAAGGCCTGCTCAACAGCTGACCCTTGAGGCTGTGACATGCATGTCACAGTTTTCAGGAGGCCCGGATCTGTGACATGCATGTCACAGATCCGGGCCTCCTTTTTTCACGTCAGATCCAGCCAAGCAGCGAAGCTCCACATGCCGTACGTGCGGTCGACGAGCCAGTCCTGCCCGACCTCCGGCGTGATGCCGGTGCGGTGGATGGCCGTGGTGACCTCGATCTGCTGGCCCTCGGTGTCGACGCACAGGGCGAGCTTCTTGCCCGCGACGAGCGAGCGGACCTTGACCTGCTTGGCCGTCCAACCGATCCCGTGGGTGGCGGAGTTCCCAGGCCCCATCATCAGTTGCCTCCCGCCATCGGCAGGCCGAGCAGCTTCTGGTCGCCGGTGAGCCGGGCCGGGGCCGCGATGCTGACCGAGGTGTTGAAGTAGCCGCCCTCGCCGAACTTGAAGTTGTGCGTGACCGTGGTGGCGTAGCCCTGGAAGTTGAAGGCAGGGAACTGCAGCAGCATCCCCGGCCACAGCTCCGGCATGAAGGTCAGAGGGATGGAGGCCTGGTACTGGAAGGCGAACTGCCGCATGAAGAGGAAGATGGCGGCGAAGAACTGCGCCTTGTTGCCGACCAGGCCCGGCAGCTGCTGGTAGTCCGGCCGGGCGCCGAACCGCTGCTTGATCCAGTCCGCGTAGGACTTCGCCTGCTTCTCCGTCATGTCCATCCCGAACAGCGCCTTCCACACGCCAGGGAAGTCGATGGTGACGACACCGGTGGTGGTGACGGCCAGGTTGGCCAGGACGGAGTCGGCGACGGACTGCTGCACCGTGCCGGTCGCCGGATCGAAGAGGTTCGTCGTCTGCGGCGACGTCACCACGAACTGGTGGGTGACCATGTAGTCGTCCGACCAGGACACCTCGAAGTCCTGCACCTCGATGGGCTGGATGACCATCTTCGCGGCCGTGCCCCACATCCCGTAGTAGTCGGGATACCAGGCGATCAGGTCGCCGTTCGGCGCGGAGCAGAACGACCGCATCGTCGAGTTGAACAGGTTCTTCAGGTACGGCAGCAGCGGCTGGTCGTTCAACAGCGCGCGCGGCCCCGACAGCATCTGAGCGATGGCGTAGTTCGGGTCGTTCTCCGCCGTCGAGATGGGCAGCCACGCGTTGTCGCCAAACATCTTGTCGAACGGGTCCTTGGGGTTGTAGCCGGGCGCATCCGCGCCCGTGACCAGCTCGACCCCCGGGTCGCCGCTCATGTCGTTGACGCTGCCGCTGGTTCCGTCGGCCCCCTCGAAGATGACCGTCCCGGCGCCGGTGGTGTACGCGACGCGCGGCAGGAAGCCGCCGTAGTCCCAGTACGACGCGGCCGACGGCGGGTTGATGCCAACGTCGTGCGGCTTGGCACCCGCGCGGTGCGCACCGACCGTGCTCTTGCCGTCCCCCAGGCTCATCTCGACGTGGTAGATGCCGCTCGGGCTCGATCCCTTGAAGACCAGCGCGCCAGGCGTCGCCAGAGCCTTCTCCACGGAGATCTTCTTGCACACGCCGTACTGCGCGGCCGCTACGCGCGGCAGGCCGTACAGAGACCCCAGCGCCCGCAGGTACATGGCCTGCACGAATGAGCTGCAGTCCAGGCCAGGAGGAGGGTTCTGGGAGAGGACGTCCATCTGCGTGCCGCCGTACTTCTGGGTGTACGGGATGTTCGGGTACTTCGCGCAGAAGTTGACCGAGAGCTGCGCGAGGTCGACGCCGGAGATGGTGCCCTGCGGCTTGGACTTGGTCTTGGAGTCGAGGGCTCCTCCGCCCTTCTCCAGGTCGCGGACCATCGCGGTGGCGGGCTTCTCGTGCTTGGCGTACTCCTTCGGGGCGCCGGAGCGCTGAACGGTGTCGCAGACCTTCCACATCTCCATGTGGTCGCGGTTCTTGACCTTGAAGAGGGCGTCGAAGAACTTGCCGGACGCGTACCGGGGATCAGTGACCTGCGCGTGGGTGCCCCACCCCTGCGAGGGGCGCTGCTGGAACAGGCCCGCGCTGTCCCGGTCGCCGCCTGGGAGGTTGCGCAGGCCGGACTCCTGCATCGCGGTCATGATCGCGATGATGCAGTCGCGGCTGGAGCCGCCCTTCTCCTTGCCGACGTTGTAGATGATCGCGGCGTTGGCCTTCTGGTCCGCGTTGTTGAAGCCGCCGTACGTGCCGTTCAGCGAGCTCGCGTCGGCGCCGCCGGTACCGCCGACCGAGGCCGTACCGAGCTGCTCCAACAGGGCTCGCGCGACCTCGTCCGCCTTGTCGAGCTCGGCGTTGATCTGCTTGGCCAGTACCTCGATGACCGAGTACCAGTTGTCCGGGATGCGGGCGATGTGGACCTTGCTCTCAGGCCAGCCGACGACCTTCTTCAGCACAGTGAGGGCGACGTTGGTCATGCCGCCGTCACTGACCCGGGTGTCCTTGCCCGCGTCCACCAGCGCCTGGCGCACCATGGACTGCGAGGCCTCGGTGTGGGAGTCCCAGTACCAGTACTGCAGCCGTTTGAGCGAGCAGGAGGCAGTCAGGTGGACGACGCGGGGCCACGCCGTCACGAGCGGCACCTTGTTCAGGTAGCCGGTGAACACCTGCACCCACTTCAGCCGCTTCATCTGCACGCTGACGCGGTCGTTGGGGCTCATGATGCCGTCGTACTTCCGGCGGGCGTTCTGCAGGCTGAAGTTGAACGAGCTGACGCCGTCCGAGCGGCGCGTCATCGAGCCCTCGACCAAGTCGTCCGAGACGTCGATGATCCCGTGCTTCTCTGTCGCAACGTAGACCTTGACCCCAGGCGCGAGGACGAAATTCGGCACGAGACCACCTCCGCCCCTTGGGGCGAATGGCGGACGGCCGGACACGAGCCCCGCTACGCTGGGTGCGCGCTCCTTGAAGGTGTCGGCCTTCTATCCGGGCTGAGCGGCCCGCCCGTGCCGAAGATCTTAGGGCGGGCCGCTTTTTCGTCGCTTCAGGAGGCAGCATGTGGAGAAGGGCCTTGTTCGCAGCGGTGACGTCCGTGCTGGCCGCTGTCGCATGGTTGGGCGGGAAGAAGGAAGACCTGCTCCTGCTGCTGCCCCCGCAGCGACCTCTGGACAAGAGCTAGTTCCCGTAGTCGTACCGCTCGTTCGGCGGGGTGCCCTCGTTGGGCATCGGGTTGACCGGGGTGTCCTCGGTCTGGCCCGGGTCGGAGCCGTCGTTCTTGCCTGGGTCGACGGTCTGGTAGTTGCCTGACGGGATCGCGTTGCCGCCGAGCTGTGTGCCCATGGGCCAGAAGTACTTCATGTCCGGGTCCTGGGCGTTCACGAAGGTGCTCGTGGAGAGGGCGGTGACGTCCTGGGGCTCGCGGGTGCACTCGAAGGTGATGACCGGCGTCCAGACGACGGTGCCGATGGTGTTGCCCCACTCGAAGCCGGACAGGGGCACGCCCTCGCGATAGAAGTTCCTGTTCGGGAGTATGACGCCCATGTCGGGGAAGGCGTCACCGGCGGCCAGGCCCGGGTTCATCAC